AGCAATTTAATGGCAGATAAAACGAACTTTTATAAGATAACAGATATTATTTGGAAAGACTTATGTACGGCGTATTATATTGCATATGAGTTTGCAGATAATGAAACTATGACTTCGTCCACAGCAGAAAAACCTGTTTATATTAAATTAGGATACTTGCTTGCTTTTTTAAATAATATGTGCTTGTTATACGAATCAACAAGTAAAGATAATGACAGTAAAGGAAATAACTTAAATACTGTTAAACCTTACGTCTATATTGACTTCCATCCAGACTATAATCTATGCTTGACTTCACCTTTACACATGACAATCGATCCTTCTAAATGCTTGATACCTTTTGCAGCTTCAGAGGATGAGTATGCTAGCTTATTTACAGATGTTGATGCTAAAAAAACACTTGGAAGTACTATTTTCAATTCTCGAACAGCAAATACAGTATCGAATGGTTTAAAAGGTTTTAAAACAGATAAAGCATATTGTGGAAAGACAATGGAAATACTACTTAACACTCAATTCTTATTAGATTTAGCTAATCGCTATATAACAGGCGATCGATTATCAGCTCTAAACCTCAAACCATTTTTAGATTCTTTAATGGATGAAGTAAATAAATCTACAGGTAATTTTAATATGTTTAGAGTGGCTTATAGAGACGATTCTAATACTATTATAATTAAAGATGATCAATGGACCCCTAATCTTCCTGGAGAAACTAGCGCAATTGTAAGGCAAAACTATAAAGCCGATAGAAAATATATGGAGTTGCAAGTTTTTGGAAGTGGTAGTTTAGTAAGAGACATGGAATTTAAGACAAATATGAACACTAAGATGTCTGCTATGATAGCAATATCTGCACAGTCTGGTACACAAGTTGCTAATGGAATTAATGCATCTCCTATAGGCACCTACAATATCAACTACCAAGACTCTTTCATGGCAATAAAGCAAGATGCAAGTTCAGGATCTATAGGAAAAACAAAAACACAGCTACAAGCGATTCAAGATACAAATAATGAAGCAGCAATAAAATTTAATACGTACGTAAAGTCTGTTTACTACGACGGTAGAGTGCCAACTTCACAAACTAACTTTGCAACTAAATATTATCAAGATCGTTTAACTACTAAAAAAGGAACAGATCTTGTAACACAGGCAAGTGAATTTATACCTGCAAATTTAAGTATTACATTAGATGGAATAAGTGGCATTGTAATGGGAAATGCATTTGCTATTCCCGAAAATAGATTACCTGCTTCTTTAAGAGGAACAGATGGATTTTCAAAAGTAGGATTTGTAGTAGTTGGCTTAACGCACATTTTAGAAAACAATCAATGGCTTACAAAAATAAGAGGTCAGATGATTAAGCTAAGAGAGAAACTTGGTGGTGCAACAACAGCTACTTTATCCAATAGTGGCACTTTTAAATATTCTACGGCTATTCCAGGTAGTTCACCAAGTTTGTCGAGCGGCTTATCAACAAATATAACAGGTAAAGAGTTATATAAAAATCAAGCTTTTAGAGACAAGCTAAAAAAGATAACTGACTCATTTCAGATAAGTGATGAAGACTTACTTAAAATAATGAATAAAGAATCTGGATTAAACCCTGCTGCTGCTTTATATGTTAAGATAGATAGAAAGGCACCAGGTCGTTTACAGATAAATAATCCTGCACCAGGATATGAGATATTTGGAGGTGGTTTAGTTGGATTTACAAAAGTCACTCTAAAAACAATAGGTGCAAGTAGTATAGAAGAGGTTATTCAATCTGACGCTCTAAGACAATTAGATTTTGTTGAAGCATTGTTAAAAGCAAATCAAAGGATTTATAACATAAGAGGAGCAGACATATACGTACTATATACGTCATTCTTCTTACCAGTATTTATACCAGCTTTAAGAGCGGGTCGAGATGATGAAATTTTAAAGTTTGGGCAGGTTAGAGCAGAGACAGTTTCAATACAAAACACACCAATAGCAAGAGCTGCTGGAAAAACACCAGGAACTCCATTAACTGTTGGCGATTTTAGAAAATATGTAAACTCTATTTTATAATTTTATGATTAAGTACTATCCTCAAACTAGAATTAAAACAGATCTTTATACAAGAGGCAATGCCTATAAGCTTCCTAATGGAATTCCCTACACTGGTAGATATTATTTACTATACGACGGTACCGCTTATACAGGTGCAAATCCTGTAGTTGGAACTAATGAACAGCTAACTCCGATTAATACGCGATCAGCTCTCATAGCTAATTCAACAGCAAGTCCTTCAACACAGTATGCAGTAACAACTTTTAATAAATCTTTTTCTAGCAAAAACAATAACGCAACACTTAGTAATCTCGAATTAAAAGAATTAACCCCTTATTATCCAACACCGGTTGAATCGGATTATCAATTGGGATATTTTACTAGATACTTTGCAAAAAATATAACAGGTCCTGGGTATATTCTAGAGATATCCCAAAACGATTATTCAAATGTAAAGAACGGTACTTATAATGCAACTAACATTTTATACGAAGTAGCTACTCTGCTTTGGCAGTTAACGGGTCCATTAAATGATAGGAGATTATCACAATATCAAATACAAGGTGGTGTATACGATACTAATAAAAGAGTAACAGAAGCAAAGTCAACTGGCTTTAGAGGATTAGTAGAATATATTGGTGGCGATTATATAAAATTCGCTAGGATCACGCCTTAGCCGTTGGTTAGGATTCTATTTTAAAGTATATTTTACAAAATTAAGGTTATATGTATTTCATTATTGAAACCAAAGAGCAATTAGACAAGCTAGAGATAGGCACAAGATGTTTTATAGACATCGTTAGTCTATCTGAAGATGCTCATCCTTCACTAACTTCTCCTTCTGTTATTTACTTTAATGATTTTAATAAAGGGTATATTATTCCAATAAACCACACAGAGGGTTTTTCTTTAGATTGGAACCATGTGAAAGACTTTATTCAAAGCCATCTTAAAGTTTATGTACTAGATAAGAAGTGGCATTCTTATTTTTTTGATGAGCGTAAGTGCCTTATCGATGTTTACCATACAATGTTAGATGAGAAAGGATCTACTACAGATTTAGATTGCTATACAAACGTCCATAAAGATTTTTATTATAAACACAAGTACTTAGAGAATGTGAATAGCATTCTGCCTATATCTAAACATTATGAAAGGTGTGAGTGTATGTATGAATCAGCACTACCTTATATAGCTAGGGTACCAGAAAATTTAGATTGGTTACATGATTACACAGAAGCCTACCTATGGGTAGAACAACAAGGTATAAAAATTAACGAAAAAACATTTGATAAATACTATGAACCAACTTGGAAATCTAATTCAATTAAAGACGGTAAGATATACACAAAGTATAACTTATTTAACATTACATCAAGACCTACTAACGCTTATAATGCTATCAATTTTTTAGCACTACCTAAAGACAAGTCGAGATCAGCTTTCATTCCTGCAAACGATATTTTTGTAGAGTTTGACTTTGATGGATATCATCTAAGACTAATTGCTAATACAATAGGTTTCGAACTACCAACAAACGTGTCAATCCACACTTATCTAGGTCAGCAGTACTTCAATAAGAAGGAACTAACCTCAGAAGAATACCAAGAATCAAAGAAAATAACATTCAGACAATTATACAATGGTGTCGAATCCAAATATAAACGAATTGAATTTTTTTACAAGGTAGCTATCTTCATAGAAGATATGTGGGAAACTGGGCAGCATCAAAAATACATTAAACTTCCAAATGGACGGCTTTTAAGGGCTTTAGACTTCAATCCACAGAAGCTCTTCAATTATTATGTTCAGTGCCTAGAAACCGTTAATAACGTTAAAAAACTGCTAAAATTGAAGGAATTGCTTGAAACTAAGAGAAGTAAAGTGGTTTTGGTAGTTTATGACTCTATTTTAGTCGATTTCTCAAAGGAAGATGGTAGAGAAACATTAGATCAAATTAGGGATATCTTACAGGAAGACAATTATTTAGTAAAAGTGCAGCTAGGTAAAAATTATGACTTTGGACAATAATAAACTATTTATAGACAGTATACAAATTAAACAAGAAGATTTAATGAACAAACTGTTTTGCACATTCAGTTCAAAGGATGGCTTAGAAAAGACCTTAGATACAATTAAAACTGAGTACGTAATCATGTACAATAAGATATTTGTTTTAGAATCGCAGGATTCTGATGAGTATCTCTGTACCTACAATATTGAAACTCAAGGAAGTAGTACAAAAATACTTCCAAATACGATTTTACTACATAGAAAAAAAGAGACAAACACTCTTTACACAATTAACTCCTTAAACTTGCTTATCAAGTCTTTAAACGAAGGAGTATTGGATACATCTTTCCGAGTTAACTGGCAAGACTACAACAACACAGTTCTCCTTACACAGGGTAGCGAATTAAAAACGCTGGGAACAAAGATTTACAAGATTGTTGTCTTATAAGATTTGGTATTTTAACTTTTCCATCTTATCTTTATTGAGAAAGTAATTAATCACAAAAACAAATAGTTTATGGCAATGGACTTAAGCGCTATCAAGTCGAAACTTGGTGCCTTGCAGAATCAAAAGCAAGGAGGGCAAAAAAGGGACATGTCATTAATTTTATGGAAGCCTACTGTAGGTAAACACTCAGTAAGAATTGTTCCATCTATTAATGATAAGAGTTATCCTTTTAAGGAGTTATTTATTCACTACGGTATCGGAAATCGCACAATGATTTCTTTAGAGAACTTTGGTGAAAAAGATCCTATCGTAGAATTCGCTAAGCAATTAAAGCAAAGCGGAGATAAAGACAATTGGTTATTAGCTAAAAAGCTGGAACCAAAGATGAGAGTATTTACACCAGTAATCGTACGTGGTGAAGAAGAGAAAGGTGTACGCTTGTGGGAATTTGGCAAGCAAGTATACGCTGAATTATTAAGTATCGCTGAGGATGAAGATGTAGGCGATTACACAGATCCAGTTCAAGGTCGCGATATTACTATTGAGACTACAGACGCAGCTGCTAATGGTACAGGGTATAACCAATCTAAAGTACGTGTTCGTACTAAGACTACCGCTTTATCAGATACAGCTTCAGAAGTTGAAAAATGGTTAACTGTACAACCCGATGCTCTAACTATCTTTAAGAAGTATAGTTATGAAGAGATGAAAGCGTCTTTACTTAGTTGGTTGAATCCTGAAGCAGAAGTTGCAGAGGAAGCTCCAGCAGCAGTTGCAGAAGTAGAAGCTCCTAAAAAAGAAGCTTACTCTTTAAATACAACTAAGACAAGTACTGACCAAGAGTTTGACGATTTATTCAAATAGATAAAACAAGTTATGGCAAAAAGCAAGGAAGATAGTCTAAACTCCAGTGTGAGTAAGGCTATCAAGGGATCATTTAATTTAGATAATTACAATAAGTCTAAGAACCTTTCCACAACATCTATTAAGATGAAAGATCAAACGTGGATTCCTCTTTCTAAAGCTTTCCAAGACTGTCTATCCATTCCAGGGATACCCATTGGCCATATCACTCTACTCAGAGGTCACTCTGACACAGGTAAGACTACCGCACTCCTAGAAGCAGCCGTAACTGCTCAGAAGATGGGTATCTTGCCTGTTTTTATTATAACAGAGATGAAATGGAATTGGGATCACGCTAAGCAAATGGGTTTAGAGTTTGAAGGTGTGCCGAATGCAGATGGAGAAATCGATGATTACAAAGGTTTCTTTATCTACGTCGACAGAGAGAGGTTGAATTGTATTGAAGATGTAGCAGCTTTCATTGCTGATTTATTAGACGATCAAAAGAATGGTAAGTTGCCAGTTGACTTATGCTTCTTCTGGGATTCAGTAGGATCAATTCCTTCTAGATTATCAATTGAGTCTAATAAGAACAATAACGAATGGAATGCAGGTGCGATGTCACAGAACTTTGGAAACTTTATTAATCAGAAGATCGTATTATCAAGAAAACAAAGCCAACCGTATACCAATACAATGGTAGCTTGTAATAAGATCTGGGTTGCTAAAGCTGAGAATATTATGGCACAACCTAAGATGAAGAATAAAGGAGGAGATACAATGTACTTTGACTCTTCTTTGATTATAACATTTGGTAATGTAACTAATGCTGGTACGAATAAGATCAAAGCAACTAAGAATGGCAAGGATGTTGAGTTTGCTAAGCGTACTAAGATTAGTTGTGATAAGAATCACGTTAACGATGTTACATCAGCAGGTAAAGTTATTATGACTGCACATGGTTTTATAGATGATACTAAGCCAGCAATTGATGGTTACAAAAAACAATACTCTAAGGATTGGTTGAAGACTTTAGGTAGTACAGACTTTGATGTAGTTATTGAAACAGACGAAGATACAAGAGATATCTTTGACGCAACAGAAACAGAATAATGAGTAAAGATTATAGTAAGTTCTTTAATCAAATAGAAAATCAAAAAGAAGAAGTCCTACATAAAAATAGTAAAGTCTTAATTGTTGATTCTTTAAATACATTTCTTAGAAGCTTTGTAGCAATCCATCACATGAATACTCAAGGTAACCACATAGGAGGACTTACAGGTTTTTTAAAATCTATAGGATCTGTTATAAGACATGTAGAACCTACGAGAGTTATCTTAGTATTTGATGGTGTAGGAGGATCTACTAATAAGAGATACTTGTATCCTGAGTACAAAGCTAACAGACATATTACTAAGATATCTAATTGGGATGCATTTGATAACCAAGAAGAAGAATCTGAAGCAATAACTAATCAAATAGTACGACTTGTTGAGTACTTGAAGTGTCTTCCTGTTGATTTAGTTTCTATC